AGTAAATCGCATATAACAATTATATAACGAATGGGCGCATAAGTACAGAATTTTCCATTCATGCCGACATCAGACCTCCTTGCGATGGCTCGCAAAAAGCCAATCCAAGGAGGATTTTTTATGAAAAACTTTGACAACCTTAGTCAACCCAAGAACCAGCGCTACTTTCCACTGCGCCATCCTGACGACCCAACCAGTGTCGACCTCATCCCTGTAACTGAGGATCAGTACCAGAAATTGATGCGTGATGTTTACCGCATCAGAAAACGTGAGCAAAGGGCAGGTCGCTGCTTCTGCCCTAAGAAGTACTTTTTCACATGCGATGCAAACTGCGACCTCTGTCAGTACCACCGAAACGACACGGTATCTCTGGACGCTCCAATTTCAGATGATGACGAAAGCCTCACCTTAGCTGACACGCTTGTTTCCGATACGGACATTGCCGCTGAGTTTGAGGATAAGGAGCGTCGCCAGGCGATCCATCTTGCTATTTCCTATCTCAGCGACCGTGACCAGAAAATCGTCCTGCTGTTTATGGATGGACTGAGTGAACGGGACATTGCTGATCAAGTCGGCTGTTCTCAGAAAACCGTGAATAACCGCAAACGTGTCATCTTCGCTGAATTGCTGGACAAGCTTTCCGACTGGATTTAAGTCCCTTTGCCCTGAAGCCTAAAAAACTTCAGGGCTTTTTTACTCAAACCCAGTCTTTCTGTCCAAGGGGGAAGTGAGGGACAGACGATACCAGCCCTCAGAACAGGAGGAAATGCTTATGAAAGCACGACAAGCAAAGGACATGGAACTGATCGGACTTCTGACCGCCATCAGCATCCTATCCAAGCGAATGGCAAATGAACTGGTCAGAAATCGACAAACGAAGGAGGCAAGCTATGAGCCGCATCAAGTTACTGAAAGATGTCGCAGACGACATGAGTGCACTGGCAGAGAGCTTCGCTTCGCTGGCTAAGGCCATCGCAAGCGATCAGGAAGAAACAGAAGAACCGGCACCCCAGCTCACCTTATCTGACGTGAGGGGCGTGCTGGCCAAGAAATCACAGGCAGGGCTTACCAAAGGTATCAAGGCACTCATCCAAAAGTACGGCGCTGAGCGTCTGTCCGACGTGAAGCCGGAAGACTATGAATCTCTTTTGAAGGATGTGGAGGGACTGGGCTAATGACAAAGCACGCAACCTTATCCGCATCCAGCGCCGACCGCTGGCTCCACTGTCCACCGTCGGCAAGGCTGAACGAAAAGGCGGCCGACTTCGCTTCGGAGTATGCCCGTGAAGGATCAGAAGCTCATGCCCTTTGTGAGTTCCGGCTGAAGCTGGCACTGGGCATGGAGACGGAAGATCCGATCCCCGACCTTTCCATGTACTCACAGGAAATGGAAGACTCCGCCGAGCAATATGTCGACCAAATTCTGGAAGCCCTGGAAGCAGTCCGAAAGACCACACCGGATCCTGCTGTCCTTATCGAACAGCGGCTGGACTTTTCCGATTATGTACCGGGCGGCTTCGGCACGGCAGACTGCGTCATTCTCGCAGACCAAACACTTTATTTATTTGACATGAAGTATGGAACGGGTGTTCTCGTTGATGCCCCTGAAAACCCGCAGCTCATGCTCTACGCCCTCGGCTGTCTTCAGCTCTTTGATGGCATCTACGACTTTGATGAAGTCAGGATGAACATCATTCAGCCCAGGCGGGACAACTACAGTTCTTTCACGATGAAGAAAGAGGATCTCTACAAATGGGCCGATGAGACGGTGAGACCAATTGCCGCTCTTGCTTTTGATGGCAAGGGAGACTTCTTGGCCGGCGACTGGTGCAGATTCTGCAAGGTCAAAGCGACCTGTGCCAAGCGGGTGGAAGTCAACCTGGAGCTGGCAAAGCTGGAGTTTGCCAGACCCCCTCTGCTCTCCGATAGGGAGATTGAGGAAATCTTAGGACAGCTGGATGAGCTGACCGCATGGGCAAACGACATCAAAAACTACGCCCTGACCGCTGCCAAGTCGGGCAAGAAATGGCACGGCTTCAAGCTGGTCGAGGGCAGATCAAACCGCAAGTATCTGGACGATGTAAAAGTCGCTGCAGCAGTAGAAGAAGCCGGCTTTGATCCCTATGAAAAGAAACTCTTAGGTATCACCGCCATGACATCTCTCCTTGGAAGAAAGCAATTCAGCGAAATCTTGGGAGACCTCATTATCAAGCCACAAGGCAAACCAACGCTGGTACCGGACAGCGATAAAAGACCGGAAATGACAACTATTTTAGATGAGTTTAAGGAGGAAACCACTCATGAGTAAATCAAATCCGATGAAAGTTATCACAGGCAAAGACACGCGCTGGAGCTATGCCAACGTGTGGGAAGCAAAATCCATTAACGGCGGTACGCCGAAGTTCTCGGTCTCACTTATCATTCCGAAATCCGATAAGGAGACACTGGATGCCATCAAGAAAGCGATTGAAGCCGCCTACAAGGAAGGCGAAGCCAAGCTCAAGGGCAACAGCCGCACCGTACCGGCTCTCTCCGCCATCAAGCTGCCACTTCGTGATGGTGACGTGGAGCGCCCGGACGATGAAGCCTATGCCAATAGTTACTTTGTCAATGCCAACTCGGCAACAGCTCCCGGCATTGTCGATGCCGATGTCAACCCGATTCTTGACCGTTCCGAAGTCTACAGCGGAGTATACGGCAGAGCGTCCATTACCTTCTATGCCTTCAACTCGAACGGCAATCGTGGCATCGCCTGCGGTCTGAACAATCTTCAGAAAATCCATGACGGAGAGCCGCTCGGAAGCCGTGCCAGCGCCGAGTCCGACTTTGGCGACCTGAGCGATGATGACGACTTTTTGTCGTAAGGAGGCATGCCGATGTTTGCAGAGCTTTTTAAGGAAGTTTATATCGCCTTTAATGCCTTCATCTTAGGCGGACTTGCGGCCTTCCTGCCATTCTTTGCCGTCTATCAGTTCGGCAAGGCAGTCTGGAAGCGAGCGAAAGAACAGCAAAAGTAACTGCCGGGGGCGGGGTCAAAAGCTCCGCCCCTTTGCTTTAAGAGGTGCTTATGAAATACCTATCATTAGATCTTGAAACTTTTTCTTCAGCGAACCTGGGCAAAGCGGGTGTCTACCACTACGTCGAGGCTCCTGATTTTGATATTCTCCTCATCTCCTATGCCATTGACGGTGGCGAAGTGCAGACGATTGACCTTGCCAATGGTGAGTCGGTGCCGATAGACCTTATCTCCGCCTTTCTCTCGGACGATGTGATCAAGTGGGCTTTTAACGCTCAATTTGAACGAATCTGCCTGTCCGAGTGGCTGAAACGAAAGGGCTATGTTTTGGAGCGACTCGTGCCTTTTGGCCATGAGCCGGAATACCTGAACTACCTTGATCCGGAAAGCTGGCGCTGTTCCATGGTCTGGTCGGCATATCTGGGGCTTCCGCTTTCCTTGGAGCAGGTCGGTTCGGTTTTAGGTCTCGAGGAGCAGAAGCTGAAAGAAGGAAAAGACCTCATCCGCTACTTCTCCCTTCCCTGTAACCCTACCAAAACAAATGGCGGCAGGACGAGAAATCTGCCGAAACACGACCCAGAAAAATGGCAGCTCTATAAAGCCTATAACAAACGGGATGTCGAAACTGAAATGGCCATCCAAGCAAAACTCGAAAATTTCCCCATGCCAGATATGGAATGGGATAACTACCACAGAGACCAGAAAATCAACGACCTCGGCATTTTGATTGATCAGGAACTGGCGCAGCAGGCCATACGGATGGACAAGGAAGTGCGGGCGCATGCCCTGCAAAAGCTCCGAAAGCTGACAGGCTTGGAAAACCCCAACTCCGTTATACAACTGAAAGACTGGTTAACTGAGCAAGGTATCTCAACGGATTCACTCGATAAAAAGTCAGTTAATCAACTGCTGAAGACGGCTTCCGGCAAAGTGAAAATCGTACTGGAGACAAGACAGGAGCTTGCTAAATCCAGCGTCAAAAAATATCAGGCTATGATGGACTGTGTCTGCAAAGATGGCAGAGCGAGAGGCCTCTTTCAGTTTTATGGCGCAAACCGTACCGGACGATTTTCCGGGCGCTTAATTCAATTACAGAACCTGCCAAGAAACAAGATGGATCATCTGGAAGAAGCGAGAACGCTCGTCAGGCAAGGCGAACTGGATGCACTGGAACTGCTCTTTGACTCCGTACCGCAGGTTCTGTCTGAACTCATCCGTACTGCCTTTGTACCAAGAGAAGGAAGCATTTTTCTTGTTGCGGACTACTCCGCCATTGAAGCGAGGGTTTTAGCTTGGCTGGCAGGAGAACGCTGGCGTATAAAACTCTTTGCCGAAGGCGGAGATATCTACTGCCAGTCAGCCAGCGAGATGTTTGGCGTGCCGGTTGTGAAACACGGTGTGAATGGTGAACTCAGGCAGAAGGGCAAGATATCAGAACTGGCCTGTGGCTATGGTGGCTCAGTCGGTGCCCTTAAAGCGATGGGTGCATTGGAGATGGGACTGTCTGAAGACGAGCTGCCTGGGCTTGTTCAGTCCTGGCGAAGCTCCAATCCCAAGATAGTGCGTTTCTGGTGGGATGTAGACAGCGCCGCCAAGATAGCTGTTAAAGAACGACGAAATACTGATGTCCAAGGTATCGGCTTTCGTTATCAAAGCGGGATGCTTATCATCACACTTCCTTCCGGCAGAGAGCTTTTCTATGTCAAACCTCGCATCGGCGAGAACCGCTTCGGCGGTGAATCCATCACCTATGAAGGCGTCGGTACTGGCCGTCGCTGGGAGCGCCAGGAAACCTACGGCGCAAAACTTGTAGAAAATATCGTTCAGGCCATCTCCAGAGACATCCTCTGCTCAGCCC